CTTCGATTGTCACTCCAGTGTCACCAACAATCTGCACCGTTGCAGAAGAACTGCTAATTATCTCAAGCACATCACCAAGACTGAAGGCAACGGATGAGTTGGGCGGTATCGTTACGGTCGTTCCACCAGCATTTTGGAATTCAAGAAGCTGGCCACGGTCTTCAAGAACGGCCGTGTATGTCGCCGTGGTGACGATTTTTCTCGTATAGTTAAAATCGCTTGCCTGCAGAGTATTCATTGCGGCTGCTGTCAACGTCTGTCCAGCTGTAAATTGTTGAATAGCCATAAATCACCTGCTAAATGTCGTTGATTTAATATTGTACTTCATATAACGCCTTTACTAATCTTCCAAATCTTCGTCTTCTGAGCGGTTAAAGTCCCCAGTCATCATCATTTGTTGTGCATACCTTAGCATTCCATCTGCAGCCCACGGAGAAAGACCCTCTGAAACAGAAACTGAAAGCTCGCTTGTCTCTTCGTCGGCGACCTCGGCAACGATAATAAAATTAGTGACAAGTCTTGACGGCATGATATTTTTCATAATCGAATTAAACAAGTTTTGCAGTGTCTGGTCGTCATCTTCCTGCATGTCTACTCCACGTACTCATGGGTTATTTTTGTACCAAGTGGTCTTGCGGGTTCGATAGATTCAAGAATTATTTCCGAAGATTGCCCAATCACCTCAGGACCGATTGCCCCAATGGTCTCGGACCATTTTGTTTGAATATTTATTTCATAAGGCGCGGCGTCGTAATCGTATGCGACATATACCGTCTTGGTGTTGATTAACTGAAGTTTGGTCGCTTCGGTTAATGCATTCAGAGTTCCTGCATTCTTTCCATAGTATCCAGTATCGAGCTGCCATCTGAGCAACGTCTCTTGAGCGGCGGTGTCGAGAAGTGGCGGATTAAGGTCGGTAAAACTGGTTAGACGCAACTGGTCTTCCGAATTCAAGTCGCTACTCTCCAGAATAAATGCATCGAAAACTATCTCTGGAGAAAAATTAAATCTGGTTATCGGCTGTGTTCCACTAAATTTGCATAGCCAAATCAATGTCTCAAGTTCCGCGACCGAAGAATTCACAAGAGTGCTTTTTGTCAGCGAATTAGAAGAAGAAAACCCTTCCTCCGTGTCGACATAGGCAAATTTGCGTGTTAACTCCAATGATTCTCCAAGACCCAAAGTTGCTATGTCTATTAGCCGCAACATTGCCCTGTCTGGAGCTGTCTCGGCATCTAAATCTGCCTGAAACATAACGTCCGGCAAGAAAGAAGCAATTAAAGCCACAGAATCGTTTACCGAAGAAAATTCGTAGGCGGGGTAAAGTGCTGGGGTTGTAAAATAAAATGTTTCGTCAGGGTTGTTCGGCTCAAATATTATATCAATATTTATTGCGGGGAGTTGTTGGTTGCTTTCAAGTTGGAACATGTTGCTTCTAAAGATGTTCCATTGCGGTGAGAGTATTCCTGGAGCATTAATTACCGCATCCGATTGACTCAAATTCAATGCTGTTGTTGTTGTTGTTCCACTAACTAGGTCAACGTCGGAAATACTGCAAGTAACCAGTCCCCCAGATGGCATTTTTACAGCAAACAAAAAAACAATATCCTGATTAAAATCCCCCTGTTCGAGTTGAATGTCTTCGTGAAACAATGTTCCAGATTGATTGCCGGATGAAACTTTTAGCGATATTTGTTTGAATTCGGAAAAGCCATCAAACAATTCAGACGAACCGCCTTGCCCAATGTCGAGATTTGAAACACTCCAAAAATCTCCATCATAAATATTTTGGAGTTTTGCCAGGGAATTGGTAAGTCGGTTACGAACTCCAACCATTTAGAGAACTACCACTTCTACCGTGGCTCGAGGGAGCACGCCGTAATACCCAATCTCATAACCAATTATGCTTCCAGCAAGATTGACCTCTGTTCCCAGAAGTTCATTTCCTGGATACTCTGCGGCAGGATAAGTTGGAACACTGGTTCCAATACTGTAAACATAATCAACGCCGGCAACTTTGCTAGCAGCCACAACAATGTCAAATATTCTTACTGTGGTATTCCAGTTTGGCCATTCTGCGAGAGAAAGCAATGTTTCTATTTCTGACGCTACGGCAGTTGCAACGGAGTTGGCTCCAAACTCTGGATTGATAGAAATTGTCGCTGTCACCGCTATGTCAAACGGGTAGGCGTCGAGGAGTGAAAATTCCAGACCCGCAGGTATGCGCTCAGCCACCGCGTCAACAATCTCCGCTTTTAGCGTGGACGTTAATGGTGAACCACCAGAGTCGCAAGCATATATCACGAAGTATCCCGGGGAGTCCCCTTCGAGGGCATGTTCGATTGAGTTCATTGAAACAACCGATATTGGTCCAGCGACGCCGCTTGCCGCAGTATTTATATTCGTGAACTCGACACTTGAGCTACCAGAAGATGCACCCTGATAAACACCTGTTCCAATTATTGATTGATACGTGGTGTCCCCGTAGTAGTCGGGCGCCAACACCATAAAAAGGTCGGTATTAAAGTCATTGCACAGGTCAATGAAATCAGCACTGGTTGAAACGGTGGCCACATCAGATTCGCTGTTGAAACCATTTAAAAATCCCGCGGAAGCAGAGAAATTTACGGCTTTCGAGACGTCATAGACCTTGCATCTATGCACATCAACAAAGTTGGTAAGAATGTATTTTTCTACTTGGGGACCAGTTGCAAGCACTGAGCTAAGGCTTTCCAAGTGAGAAGTTCCCCTACTAAAATACTCAGTTGTTGTCTCGGCTAGTGAGCCCTGCGAAACATTGCCATCGGTGTGAACATCCAGGATTGTTGCACTTGGTTGAGCCAGGACAAGCTGTGTCCCAGAAGCAATTGTCGGCAGGACTCCAGCAGTCAGCGACGTTGCGTTGACGGTCACCGTTGTAGAGGCTGAATTAGCAACTACGGTGCTATCGGTTGAAAATGGATACTGAATAACATCGTCACCACTAACTATTTCATATACCGCCAACGTTTCGGCTGGAACAATACCACCAGCTTCAGATAAGGTAAATTCCAGCCCGACAGAGCCAAAAGTTGCTTCTTTGCGCAGAATGTCCAGGTACCTAAGAACGCCCTCCATAATTCCATCAGGCAGACGATTTATGTGTCCAAGATTCAACGAACCTATATAGGCACCCGCCTGAAGTATGGCATCTTCGATTGTCCCTGGTCTTGGCGAAAATTCAGGCATTGCAAGGCGCGCATAGTCAACAGCCTCGTCATATATGTCACCGGGCTGTTTGTCGTTAATCGTGAGGTCGATGTAATCTGAAAAATCTGGTGATGGCATATTAGTTACCTAACACAAAGTCGATGAGTATTCTTTGCTCGCCAGTATTTTTCGGTTTATCCCTAGCAATAAGGGTAAGCTGTATTTCTGGCCAAAACTGACTAATCGTGTACCTTATTTCTGATTCTCTGAGCTGTGCAAAAGTTGGGTCTTTCGTTCCGTAGGTTCTCTCAAGCGGCAATTCTCCACGCTCAATTCTGCAAGCAAGAGCAATTATTTGCGAATAGTAAGGACGCGTTCCTTCAGACAGGGTCGCAGCCGTGCCTCGCTCAAATGTCATTGGTAGTTTTAATGTGTCCATAAATCAGTCAAAATTCTGGTCGACGTAGTTTTTAAGATTTTGTATCACTAGGTCAACATAGCTTTTATTTGCTGCGTCGCTAGATGCCATTGGCGTGTCGACCTCCTTAATAATTTTACTAGTAGTTTCCCTTCCAAGAATGACGACTTCTTCAAATCTGTTGTCAAGGAATCCACATAACACTTTTTGCCCAGCAATTGGATACGCAGAAAACACAGTGCACGGGCCGAATACCGTTTGAGCTGCGACTTTAGGGATGCTTACAAAAACGCCCTGAGCCCCAGCCCTAACAACCGTGCCCAGGTACAGTCCACCTGGCACGGGTTTTCGAGAAGAGGCTTTTTTTGAATTAGAAAACCTTGAGGTTGGGTCGTAAAGCATGGCTAAAAGATACCAGGGCTCGAGCCGACCCTAGGCTTGATTGGTTTGCCTTTTTGGTCTTTGGGTTCTTCCGGAGTACGAAATGATATTCGAGCAGATTCTGGAGAACCCTCACTAAAACTAACCTCCGTTATTAGGTAGCCCCCAAAAAAATAATTAGGCAAGGGTCCACAAACAGCAGTATGTCCTGGCCTTAAAGCTCCACCCTGTGGCATTAGAACGCTGCAGCTTCCGGTTGCGGCAAGCGGTTCGTTATCTGATGAATTGAAGTCATGCCAAGTTTCTAGTTGAAATAATTCACTAGAGTCTCCGAGCATTGCATTTGCAAATAAATCTTTTGGGTCTCTGTTCGGATAGAAAAGCAATGGAACAAATTTACGAACACCATTTGCCGGACTGGTCCAGCTAGAACTGCCAAATTTCCACATCAACCATTCTTGCGATGCGTAGACCAAAACGCCATCAACCTCAAACACGACAAACTGATTGTCTCCAGCAGTCCTAGTGAGGACGTCCCAGACCGACTCTTCACCGTCACCGGTTCGAGCTTTAAAAGTTGACTTTGTTTTAGCTGATTTTTGCCCGACAAACTCCAGGCCGAACTTCTTGGCCGCGTTTCCGGCATACTCGTAACCAGAGCCGCCAGAAACCGAATTCGGAAACTTATCGCGTCTCATCTGTTGAAGAGCCTTGTTGCGAGCTTTGATTACTACGGTGGGCGAACCTCCCGGTCCTGGCTTGGCCGAAACATCGGCTATCTCGTATCTTCTTCCCCTGTATGTAACATCTCGTCTAATAATGAAATAATTTGAATCGAACATTTTGTAATCTTCATCAACTATTTCAATAGATATTTCAGGGTTTAGGTCCATGGAATAATTAACCGAAACCGATACAAGATTATTTTTAAAATCTTCAGCAGAAGCACCAAAAAGGTCTGTTATTTGCAAAATCCCGCCAAGGTTTCTATTCGACGGCTCAATAATCTGGTCAATTGGATACCAGGTCTTTTCGCCAACTAGGTAATCAGGATTATTCTTTATTTGTTCTTTGTAACGTTTATTTTCTTGTGCAGACAGGGCCTTGGCATAAGTATTGGCAATTCTCAGAGTGGCAAATTTGCCAAGATGCCTTCCGCTTTTACTGTAGATTAATCTTGCTTCTTTGTCAGGAACAACCACTCCGTCATCGCTAATCGTAGGTATTAAAGAAAAACATAGTTTTCCGGAAATTGCGTCCTGAATTGTTATTGAAATAAGTGTGGCGATTTGACCATTTTTCAACTTAACAATAGGCCGAAGATTTAAATTTATGTTTCCATATTCAAACACGTCGGCCTCGGACATGCTCAAAGACTGCATGGATGGATATTCTGGCCGTTTTTGTAATGACATAATTTCTGCGTTTCTATTATGACTACTTTGAAGCTTCAGCAATCGCTAATGCGTAATACCTTGCGGCGTCTCTATTGCCAGCAGCTTTAGCTGCATTTAGCTTTGCTGTAAGCCCCTTGATGTCATCCTTCCCAGGAGTCTCATCATCACTGGATGTGTCCTTGTTTGCAGGCACAAATTTTCCATGCTTAAAACGCGGCAGTAGAATCATCGTTTTTCTACGTGGTATAAACTCGATAAGCGATAAGTTGACCGTAGCGCTCGTGGTATTTGCTTGCAGGTTCTGCCTACCATGATTTATCGTGCACTCATCTATGTACCATTTGGGAATAGCGAGAGCTGGATGAACATTTATGAACTCGACTGGAATCGCAAAATCTGCAATTGATTGAATAAACCTAAGCTGGTCATCGATTGATTCATAGAAGTCTTGATAA